CCTTCAGGAAGGGCGCGCCCGCGTTCAGCCGTTCGAGCCGCACATGGGCGGGATCGAGGCTCAGCTCCTCGTCATAGGACTCGCCGAAGAAGCTGGCGCGGCGAACGCGGGCGCCCGCCGACCAGATCACCTCGACGGTGCGGGCGTCATTGTCGACGCTGTTCGGCGCAAGCTCCGCCGTCCGGCGCATGGCCGGCAGTTCGATCATCGTATCCATGGGGTCAGTCCTGTTGGTCGGCCTGCGCAGGATCGGCTGCCTGCGCGCTGCCGGTCTTGGTGACGCGGCGGGGATCGCTGTCGAGCACCAGCCCGAGCGCGTCGAGCTTGGCGTTGGTCGCGGCGATCTCGGCCAGCACGGCGTCGGGATTGCGGCCCTGCTGTGCGATCACCTCGGCCAGAGTCATGGTGCCGGACCGGATCGCCAGCAGGTTCGCCATCGCATCTTTCTGCGGGTCGACCGCCTCGAATTTCGGCGGCGACCATTCGACCGGCATATCTGGCGTTGGGATCAGCCCAGCCGCCCAAGCGGCCTCGGTGAACCAGCGCCAGACGGGGGCGCAGAGCATCGGGATGAAGAGTTGCCACTGCACGGCGTCGATCTGGCGGCGGAACTCGACGAGCCCCGCCCGGATCGAGGAATAGTTCACCTGGCTCAGATCCCCGGTCAGCAGCTCGTAGGGCACGCGGAACCCGGCCGAGATCGTGTGCAGGCTGGCCCGCTTGTATTCGCCGTAGCCGCCGGTCGCCGCAGGCTGGTTGAAGCGGATGTCCTTGCCGCCGCGGGCATAGGCGATCAGCCCCGGCTCGAACTGCTCCACCCGGTTGCCATCGGCATCGACCACGGCGGGCGCAATGCCTTGCTGCGCCTCGTCATCGCCGAAGACGATGGCGGTGACGCAGGCCTCCGTCTTCTTGCGGACGATTTCCGCGACCTCGTAGTCGTCGAGATCACGCAGCGCCCGGATCACCGGCGCACCCCAGGGAACACCGCGCGCCTGCGTGCGCTGCTTCTCGTAGACATGGGCGATCTCGGTCGCTGGAACCGGATGAGACCCGAGCCCGCCCTGAAGCGCACCCCAGGCATCGCCGGGATGTTCAGTATGGAGCCAATACGCCCGGCGCTTGCCGACCGGATCGAACTCAATCCCCTGCACGAGACGACCCGCACCGAGGGCGCCGGATTTCGTGGCATCGAGGAAATCGGCCTCCAGCACCTGAAGCTGCAACGGCACCGGCAGACTGTCCGAGGATCGCCGCAACCTGCGGCGCACCAGCACTTCGCCCGCCTCGACCATCTCGCGGCAGATCAGCGTCTGCAGCCCATAGAAATCGAGCTGGTCGTCGGCATCGCAGGCCTCGGCCCAGCGTTCGAAGAGGTCGTCGACGCGCCGGTCCAGCGCCTCGTCGCCACTGGCGGCGCGCGGCATGATCCCCGCGCCGACGATATTGTTCACCAGCACCGCCACGGCCTTGGCCGCATGCGGGTTGTTGCGCACGAGATCGCGCATCCGGTCGCGCAGCAGCGCCCCGGCCATGCCGATCTCGGTATCGGCCGAGGATCCGGGCGCGCGCCAGCCATCAGTGCGACGCCCGCGTGCAGCACCGTCATAGCCCCGCGCGAGGGTCTCGAACGCCTGCCGCGCCATCACGCGGCGGGCCGCCATGCGTGGCGCGACCGTAGCGATGGCATGATCCATCCAGTTCGCCGACATCAGCGATCCCCGCGCGAGAAGCCCGCGAGACCGGCCACCGGCAGCGGTCGACCGACACCCGCGATGGCGCGCTCGATGGTACGGATGCGGGCGAGCAGATCCTCTGCCGAACCATAGTCCACCGACTTGCCGTCATAGCTGACGCGGGTCGTGCCGCTGGCATAGGCCCGGCGCAGTGCCGAGAGCTCGGTTTCCGTCCAGTCGGTCATCAGAACCATCCCTCCCGCCGCCCGAGCCAGTCGGAGCGGCGCTTGCCCTGCGGGGCCCGTCCCTGCCGGTTGATCTGCCCGGCGGGATCGCTATCGGTCGGGGCCGCCCCGAGCTGATCCTCGAGGTCGCGCCATTTCTCGTCCGGCCAGCGATCCGTGCCCGCGATCCAGGCGGCGGCGCGGGCATAGACCCGGCAGTCCAGCGCCTCGTTGCGCTCGCGCAGCTTCTGCCATTCGAGCCGGGCGAAGCCGCGCTTCGTCCGCACGGTCACAAGCTGCTCGGCGACGAACTGCTTCAGCCACTCGTTCTCGACCCAGTGCGGCAGGTGCACCGAGCCGGGCGGGAACGCCGCCCCGTCGGCCATCTCCTCCTCGGTCGGGCGCGCCAGCCGCAGGAAGCGGTAGGTTTCGGCCTTGAAGGTCGAGACCGCTACGGTCCAGAGCCGGGCTCCGCGCCGCAGGCGTTTCCCACCCTCGGTCGCATCGACGAAGGTCGGGCCCGAGACCGGGCTCGAGCGGTTGAACCCCTCGACACCCTTCACCGGCGACACCTGCCCAAATCCCTGCGCCCGCGACCAGGAATAGACCGCCGGGGCCTCGTACCCGGTGTCAATGGCGAGCCGCGCGATCCTGAGATGCGCGCCGCGTTCATGTGGCCAGCTTCGATCCAGCAGCGCAGTCAGCTCCGACCACGCGTCGTGCCGATCAGGCCCGCCCTCGATGACGACGTGGTCGACGAGCCAGCTTTCGAGCCCACGGCCCCAGGCCCAGACATCGATCTCGATCCGGTCCTTCTGGACGTCGGCCCCGGCGGTCAGGAACAACCCGCCCGCAGGCACCGTTCCGGACCGCCATGCCTCGCGGCGGTCATAGAGCCGCTGCCAGTCGGGGGCTTCGCCGGTTTCGACCCAAGTCTCGCCGAGGATCGTGTTCCGAAACGCCTTGATCGCCTCGTCCGACCCCTGAGCCGCGTCCCATGCCCGCACGATCCGCTCCCAGCTCAGCCAGCCCACCGGCGAGTAAAGCGCCGAGAGGTGATACCCGACCGTGGTCGGATCGGCGGCCGTGGCGGTCGCGCGCCATTCGCCCCCCTCCAGCATCGCCGTCTTGTGGTGTTCCGCGATGGGCGTCTCGCAGCCCTCGCAGTGATATTCCGCCGTTTCTGGGCGGCCCTTCTGCCAGCGCAGCCGCTCGAACTTCAGCCATTGCATCACGCCGCAATGCGGGCACGGCACGAAGTAGCGTCGCTGATCCGACGCCTCGAACTCGCGCTCAATGCGTGACAGCCCCCGGATCGTGGGAGTCGAAACCAGCAGCACCTTGCGCCGATGGGCGAAGGTCAGCGATCGGGCCTCGGCCAGCGTGACCGGATCGCCTTCCTCGTCGGCCGAGGCCGGATAGGCATCGACCTCGTCGAGGAAGATGTAACGCGCCGGGGTGGACCGCAGCCCGACCGCCGAGTTCGCGCCCGTCATGATCAGGATGCCGCCCGCGAATTCCTTGGACAGCATCGTGTTGCCCGCATCGCGCGACCGCGCGGGCTTCACCCGCTCCCGCAGCTCGGGGCTTTCCTCAATCAGCGGGTCGATCCGCTGGCGTGAGTTGCGTTTGGCCAGTTCCACCGTCGGCTGGACGGCCAGCATCGGCCCCGGCGCCTGGTGGATGACGAAGCCGATCCAGTTGTTGCCCGCCTCGGTTGCGCCCACCTGCGCCGCCTTCATGAACACGACCCGCTGCGTGGCATCGCCGGGCGACAGCCGGTCCATGATCTCGCGCATGTAGGGCGTGCGCACTGTCCGATACCGCCCGGGTTCGGCCGAGGCACGGCCGGACAGCATCCGGTGCCGGTCCGCCCATTCCGACACGGTCAGGTCCGGGTCGGGCCGCAGCCCGTTGCCCCAGGCACGCAGGACCTCCGCCGCGCCGTCGAACCCGGTCAGCCCATCGTCACCATGCTCACCATCATCGGAAGTCGGGCCGGACCTCGGCGAGTTCGTCGAGGTGGGCGCGTACATGTTTCTCCAGAGCCTTCTGCATCGCGGCAGGCTCCACGCCGAGATCGGCCGCCATCAGCGCCGCCGCGCGCGCAGGCCAGTTCACCCATGCGTCCCGTGCCTCCCGCGCCAGCCGGAACACCAGCGCCAGCGCGCGGGCCCGGTCGATCAGTTCCCCCTTCAGCTTCTGGAGCCGGATGCGCCTCTCCTGTGCCTTCAGCACCTCGTTCGCGGTCTTCGCCTGCAGGAAGGTCGTGCCGCTGCCGACGATCGGCGGAGCGAACCCCTGTTCACGCAGCGTGTCGCCGACGGCGGCTACGGCCGCCTCGGGAACGGGCTTCAGTTTCGGCGCGGGCGGCTTGCGGGTCTTGGACGGGTCCGTCGTTTCGGCACGCCGCCGGTCGGAAGCCGCGGCGTCGATGGAGCCGTCGGGGAACAGGACCAGTCGTTCTGCCGTCTTCGCCTTCTGGATGGCGCCCCGCGACAGACCGACATGCGCGGCGTACTGGCGCTCGCTCATGCCCTGCATCTACGGCTCCGATTATCATTCAGATTCAGGTGCTTATTGAGTTGATAAGCAGCGCGACCGGAG